CTCCCACCCATTTGTCTTGCTCTTTCTTCTGCTTCTTCTCTAGTTGTAAAATTATCAGGCATTCCTGTAACTTCATATTTGATTGCCATTTTATCCATATCTCCCATAGGTTGAGGATCTGGAAGTTCTACTTCTTCACCACTTACAGGCAATAGATTTGCAGGTATATAATAATCATTTAATACATCATTATCTTCTTCTGCATAACTCATTGCAGCTCTTTTTTCATTTGGAGTTAGCCACCATGCTTGAGACATTTGTTGAACTATTTTTTCCATATCTTCTTGTAACTCTGGAATTACAGAAAAATCAAAATCTAAATATATCTTTTCTCCAAATTTAGGTGATAACCATCTATTTAATTCATCTCTAATTTTATATAACTCAGGCATTATACAATGCTGATACAATGCAGCTTTTGCACTCTTTTGATTATTGTATGTGCTAGATTCAGTATTATTAAGAAGTTGAACAGGCACATTGAATATATTACAAAGATCCTTAACACTTGCATTATATTGTTCTATAAGTGAAAGATCAGATGCAGATAAACCAAAATTAACCCATGATAACTTTTTAGGAGTTATAATGACATCACCAGCATTATTACTTGATTGATAACTGCTTTTAAATTTATCTTTCAATTGTTGTGCTTGGACTTCATTTAAATCTCCCTCATCTGACATTAAAACACCTCTAGCCATTTGATTTTGTAAGTAGCGAACACCTGTTTGTGCAGCTTCATTATTTGTAGTCATAGCTCTAAAACCAGCTTTCAATGGAGATTGTCCATATAAGTGAGATCCAGATCCATCATAATAAGGTTGAAAATCCTTAATATGGCATATTAACTCTGCTGGTATTTCTGTTTGCCCATTATACTCAACTCTATAAGATTGAACAGGTTCCATGATTCCACCACTAACAACCTCCATAATTTGAGAAGGCATGACATACAATTCTTTAAATTTTCCTATATTATCTCCTGTCTCTGGTGCTATGCCATATATATATCTATTACCTGTTAGTTTACCAAAAGCAACTAGTTCTGAGATCCAACTTGCATAACTTTGAGATGGATTAGGTCGATCTAATAATTTATGTAGATCAGTATGTTCTAATTCAACTAAGGCGTGCTTTTTAATCATGTTTGCTTTTTGCATAGCAGTACTATCAACTATGCCTGATGTCATTGCTTTATATTTTTTTAAATTATTTTCGGAAACCTTTTCATAAACACATAAAGGCACAGTTGAAGCTGATTTAGCTATTAAATTTATTATTGAATAAACAGTCGCATTTTTTCTATAACCTTCATTAATATAATTATCATCATTCTCAGGATTCCAGACAACTGATTGACCTAAGAAATTATAAATAGCTTGGTTATATTCTTTGGCTGTTTGTTGAGTATTTTTAACTATAAGATTTTTAAATCTCTCAAAGAATGTTGCCATTAATATAAAATTTTCTGTAAAAATACAAAATAATAAATTCTTATATTATATAACAAAAAAATCATATCTGTTTTTATATCTTGAATAAGTAGCATATCTCAGAGCATCCATTAAATGATTCATTTTATCTACAGGTTTATTAATTATTGTACCATCTTTTAATTCTTCCCACAAATAACTTTGTTGCTCTTTTTTTAAATTAATTGATTCATTAGAAACTATTATATCAAATTCTTTTAATAAAGAAATACCTGCATTTATAGATCCCTGACCTTTTATCGCTGGTTTTGCCCATACATCCATTTGTTTTAGTTCTTCTATGCTTTTAGGTTCTGCTGAATCACAATAAGTTATTTTATGATTTAGATTATTAGATTTTAAAAATTCAGCTAAATCTCTATTTGTCATTCCTTTTTTATATAACCATTCATGCACATACAATTTATCTCCAACTCTTGCCACTTCACAAACTGCTGCTACATCTTGAGAGTAGCCAAAATCAATACCAATTATTGTATCATCAAATTCAGGAAAATCTTTTTTATCTATATATTGCCAATCTAAAAATATTTGTCTTTGACTAAATACAGCCCTTTGTCCTTCACCATAAACTCTCCAATAATCTGGATCTTTGTCTTTTATTCTTTCTATTTCATTAACCAATTCATCAGGCAAAAATTTATTGTCTTTATAAGTTGATATAAAAGTTTCTGCATCTGTACGATCCATTAAATCATAAATCCAATGTATAGGATCAGATGGATTGAAATCAATTAATATATGACCTCTAGTTCTCATAGCTAATTGCCTATAATCTTCAAAGAGTAATTCATTTGCCTCATTTAACCATAGTATGTCCCTTGCAGATCCTCTGATTTTCTGAGCATCATCCGCACTAAAAAACTCTAAAGTATGACCATTATATTCAAAAACATTTTCTGATCTATTATGAACCCCCTGCCAATATATTCCTAAATTTTTAGAGATATGTAAAAAATCTCTTATTACAGATCTTTTTAGTGCTGGTAATGTTTTTCTTACTATTGATATAGTTAATGGATCTTTTTGTGTTGTCATGAGGTATAAACAATATTGCTGTAAACTCCACGATTTGCCAGATCTAGTGCCTCCCTGAAATATTTTTAATCTAGCTTTAGAATTAACTGCTTGATAAAACTGCTTATTGCAAAACTCTTTTATTCTTTTTCTTTTGCTGGTGTCCATTCAATTAATTTACTGCTAATGCTCGTATCATGCTGGATCTCTTGCCTTTCAACAAAACCTCTTTTTTTCCCTTTTGTTTTTAAGTAAAAAAATATTGATGATTCTTTTTTATCTCTAATATTTTCAACCAACTTGCTCTCAGCAAAATCCAAAGCAACATTCTCAACATCATCAACTTCTTTTTTATATTCAGGATCTTCATTAATCCATCTGTAATGTGTTGCTCTGTGAATGCCAACTAATTTACAAGCAGGTGAAACAATTCCCATTGTTTTCTCCAATGCTTCAATCATTGCTCTTTTTTTAAGTGTCGCATTTTGTCGTTTTTCCATTTGACAAAAATAAATAAAAAAGGAGAAATCCTAACAGTGAACCACTGTTTGGGACTTCCCCTCTAAAAAGATGCGTTTTTGTTATCTTTTTAATTAGAACTGACCATTGGTTTTAATTTAAAATCATCTTGTTCAATATTAATCTGTATTTGATTTCCATTTGGGCAACATGGAACTTCTAAATCGAGATCATAACAAGTTTTATCATTTGGATTCCAAACAAAAAACCTTTCTCTTGCTAGATAAAAAAGATGCATTAGATCTTCATTTGATAAAGTATGATATAATTCTAGTAATTGTTTATGATATTCAGTTTGCTCCATTATATAAAATTCTTGAATTTAATAAAACATTTAATTGATCTTCTTTAGATCCTTTAATTCTGCCACACAAAGGGAACATTTCTGTTTGAACCTTTGTGCCTTTTTTGTAAACTCTTTTACCAATTTTAGTATTTTCTTCTAATATTTCATATCTTCTTCCATGATAACCAGCAACATCTCTATCAGCTTTTTTAATTGTTTTTGATCCAATATATTTACCATTGATTCTATAATCAATATTATATCCGAAAATTTCAAATTCTACTTTCATATTAATAATTTAAAAGTTCAACTATATATCTAGAGTATTGATAACCCTCATTATTTACTAGAAACAATCTGTTTCTCTTTGAAACTAGATAGCATAATTCATTATCATTACCATCTGGATAAATATTATCAAATGCACTTGTAAAACCATCTACAATTTTTGTAGATAAATTTCTAATTGCTTTTTGTTGTGTAGAATTTAGATCTCTAAAATCTACTGATTCCATAACTTCTTCGAAGTTAGTTTTACTTTCAAATGGAATATTAAAAGTTCCGTTTTCTACTCTTGCAAGTATTTCCCAATTTTTAGTGTTTGTGTTCATATCTTTTTAATTATTTGATTATTATACTTCAAATATAAAAAGAATATTTTAAATCACAAAGTTTTTTTTAAAAAAAAAGAAAAATTTTTAAATATTTAATTTAATAGTAAACTGATTTGCTTTTCTTTGAACCTTTGAAATCATATTTGGATATAATCTAATAAGCTTTTTTATACATGATTTCTCCATTTCTATTGTTCTGTAATCCTTACAACCCCCATCTTTTACCCAATGATTGTTTTCCCAATGCAAATATCTTATTCCTAATATTCCCCCTTTATCTTTAATATGTCTTAAACAAATTTCATAATCTTCTTTAACAGGAAAATTTTCATCAAATAGATATTCTCCATCATTAATAATACCCATTAAAGAAGCTGTAACATAAGTTCTAGTTAATATAGGTTTATATGGATAAGTTCCTCTAGGTGAGCTTTCAGTTCTTGTACCCCATATTTTATAACCCAATTGATTACATAAATCAAAATATTTTAAAAACTCCTCAATCCAGAAACTTTCCTCTTTAATCTGGATCTTTTTTGTTCTTCTTGTATCCAAAAAATTATATCCACAATTTACAACATCATCATCAATCATGACTACATTTTTCTCGTTTGTATTTTTTAATATCCAATTTCTTGTTTTTGTAATGCCTTGAACATCCTTAGGAACACACTCAATATTTTTTATAATCCCTTTATATTGATGATATTCAGATTCAGGAATAAAAAAAACTGCTGATTCTTTTAATATTTTATCTGTGGAAGTTAATCCAGCTCTGCCTTTACTTGGTACTGCTATTAACATATCTTTTTTTAAAATCTGACCACCAAATAACCCTTTCAATTGCAACTGAATCAAATGCTGATCCCTTTTTATACCCCCCTCTCCTAACCATTTTTAATTTTAATGATTCTTTTAATTCTTCCCAATCAACAGAATTAGGTTCTGCCATTATTAATACATATTCTTTAGGAGGTTCTAATTGAACAGATTGAGGTAATTCAATTTCCTCATCATCTTCTAAATCATCAATTTGATCTTCAATGGGTACATCTAAACCCCAATTTTCTAATACATCTAAATCATAATCATTTGCCAATATATCCCACTCCCATTCACCATAACCAATATTATCTTTAACAACAAATTCTTTTTTCTTTTCTTCACTCCAATCTTTTGCTATTGATATATAAACTTCCTTTAATCCAGCTTTTTTACAAGCTTTTAATCTCATATTGCCACCTAATACAACCATGTTTTCATCTACAACAATAGGTCGTTTTTCTAACATCTCAGGAAATTCTTTTATAGATTTTACGAGCTTTTTAAATTTTGATTCACTTATATAACGAGGATTACTAGTATTTTCTTTTACTAATTTTATATCAATCTTTTCCATTGTTTTTATTTTTTTCATATAAATACAAATTTAGATCCCATATTTTATCACTTGCAATTTTTTGATTTTTATAAGTTTTTGGAGATCTTGTAATTTTACCATTGTTATCAACTTCAACATAAACATCTTTTCTATATTGAATAGGTACTATATAAATTTTAATTCCATGTGCTAAACACCATGATTTTGCTTCTAAATATTTATTCAATCCCTTTATAAATTAAATTAAGATCATCATGATCATTATACATTTTTTCAATATGTAAAGCTAAACCTAATACTAAATAATTTAAAGCATCTGCATATCTACTTTCAATAGGTTCTGCTGCATGCATATTCGGATTATGAGCATGAGATAATATCGCTTGTACATGTTTATAAAAAAATACAGCCCACACTTCCTGTGCTTCTAATCCTAAATTTTCTGCTGTACTTTTAAAATTATGTAAAACATCAGAATTTTTATTTGTATATTCTGGTTGCTTTTCATTCATTATTTGCTGTGCATAACTTAATAAAGTTTGTTTTATTTCATTTAATTTTTTATGATCCATATTAAAAAGGTATATCGTTATCTTTAATTACTTCGAATTTATTTTTTTTCTTAATTGATTTATAAACACCACCATTTTTAAAATCAGGTGCTATTTCAAATGATCCTAATTGACCATTTTCTTTTCTTTTGACTTTCTCAACATATACATTAACACTATCAGAACCATATTCTGTTCTTTGTCCTATATTTCTGTAAATTATAATTCCATTATAAGCTTTATTAAAAAAATCAGCACTTCCAGATATATCATATAAAGTTGGTTTTTTATATTGACCTCCTTCACTTTCAATTTTTCTGGGGTGAGCTACTAAAAACAAATGTGTTTTTGTTTGCTGACAAAATTGTGTAATTTCACTTAATGTTTTTCCAATATATGAATGATCTCTTTGTGCTGAATGATCAAGCATATTCCATGGGTCGATTACACAAACATTAATACCTTTTTGAAAAACTAATTTTTTAAATGCATTTAATATAGATTTTAATGTCAAGTTTTCAAGATCTATTTTGATCCAATAAAAATGTTCTTCAATAAAATCTTTAACATCATTTAAATCATCATTATTACAATTTTTAGACATTAATTTATTAGCTATTCTTTTTATATGTCCTTCATATGGAAAACTTTCTGGAGAAAACATTGCACAACGAAAACCATGCTTCATTGTTATATTACATAAAACCTGATCTAATACATCTGATTTACCAGAGTTAGGTATTCCAGATAATACAGACCATTCACCAAATGCCATTTTAAAATAATTATCACCGCCATCTAATCCAATTGTAAAATTTTCAATACCACTTTCATTATAAGATAAAACATTTTGCCAAATATTATCAATATTTATAACACCTTCAATTGGAAAATCTTTAGCATTTTTAATTGATTTTCTTAAATACTCAGCACCTTTTTTTATTAAAACCTCATTGGCATCTTTACAATCTTCAAATTCAACATATTTACATCTATAAGATCCAAACCTTCTTGCTAATTCATTTCTTAATGATAAACCAGCTTCATCATTATCTGTGCAAATAATAATTAATTTTTTTTCTTTAAAATATTCAAAACAATTATCTAAATAATCTAGTTTTTGTTTACCTTTATTTGCACCATTTGGAACTGACACAACTGAATATAGACCAGCTTCAAACATAGCTAAAGCATCCATCTCTCCCTCTACTATATAACAAATATTAGAATCTTTAATATTATTAAGACCATAAAAAATTAATTCTGCACCAGTAACTAATTTAAAATTTTTCTCACCATCTCTAAATTTTATATTTATTATTTGATTATCTCTGTAATAATTAAAATTTATAACTCTCCTTTTTACTTTCAATTGAGGTATGTATTCAATACTTTCACCTATTTTAAAATGTAAAAGAGTAGCTTCTGAAATACCTCTATTTTTAAACCATGATATAATTCTTGAATTAAGATTAGTATTTATCTTTTCAGGAATTATAAATTCTTTCTTCTTTTTAAATTTGACATTTCCATTCCATCCACAATGATGACAATGATATAAACCATTTTCAATGTCTACTGATAAACATGGATCTTTTTTATTTTTTCTAGTATGAGAACATTTTGGGCATGTTGTTTTATTACTAGATCTTTTAATATTTATTCCTAAATTTTTAAGTTCTTCAATATAATTCATAAATATTTTTTAAATATAAAAAAAATTTTATATATCAAGATCTTCAATATCTAATAATTTATTTTTATCTAATACATAAGCCATTACTCTTGTCATTCTTAAATTTTGTTTTTGAAATATCATTTTATTCGTTGCAAATCCTTCAAATCTATATCTTGGAAATATACAGCTAAACAATGCAAACAATTGACATTCTGTTTTTGCATACTCAGGTATCATCAATGGATTATCTGGATTATTATTAACTTTAATATCAATTGTTTTATTCCAAATAAAAGCATCATAATAATCTGTGCCTAATGTTTTACTTGTATTTTTTATTGTAAAGTCAGGAAATAAATTTAATTCTCTGCAAAAAATAAACTCCCCACCAAATCCAATAATATTTAATTCAACCTTTGAAACTTCATTAACAGTTTTAAAACCATCCCATCCTGTCTTTTTTTTATTAATGTGTCTTTTTTGAGCAGTTAGTTTTACTATCTCTTGCTCGAATTTATTTAGCTTATATATTTTCCCTTTATTCATTTTTTAAATAATTTTTTATTTCTAATATTTCAGATTTATTTAATACTTGACTTAAATTAAATTCATTTAATTGAGTACCATCATTTAAAATTGCACCTAAACCTAATCTGCCTGTTAAATCAGTATAGATATTAAATTTTTTAAGATTTTTTATTTTTTTGAAACCAGATGGTTTATTTTCTTCACTATATATTGCATCAAATCTGTAAATCCATTTATCTCCATTTTTATCCACATTTCTTAATTTAGGTAAACTTAAAAATTGATTTTTCCAGAAATGATCTTCTCTAATATGTTTTACAATTTTATAAACATTTCTTAAATTATAACCATCAATCCTTTGTAAATGATCCAAAGTTTTTTCCCATCTTTTTATTTGAGAATCATTTTTAGGATGAAATTTCTTTGGAAATAATTTTATAAAATGATCTAATACATTAGTATTACTTTTATATATATTATTATTAGTATTACTTTGTGGTTGATTTTCAGATTTCTGATTTTCAGATTTCTGATTTTCTAACTTCTGATTTTCTTTTAATATATAATTATACCCTTTAAATTTACCATCAATATGTATTCTTTTTTTTTCTAAATAACCTAACTCAACCAATTCTTTAATTTTACTTGAAACTGCAGATTTACTTTCTTTAAAATGTCCACATATAAACTCTACTGTAATTTTTTGATCCGCATCATGAGAAAATAGCCAAGCATATAAACCAGTAGCACCTACTGAAACACCAGTATCTCTTAATATATAATTTGGTATAATAGTAAATCTATCAAATTTTTTAGGTTTGATAATAATATTATATTTCATATTTTCTTAAAGTTCATCAACAAGCCCCATCACACGATCGCAAAAATATCTTAGCTCTGAATATACTTTATTAAAATCATTATAGCTCATTTTTTTTTCTTCATGCAGATACCATAATAAATCTATCAAGATATTAAATTCATTTTCTGTTGCTTCTCCTATATATTTATA